GTACTACTCCCTGATGGTACCACCGTTCCACAACGGTGGGGACAGCTCATGGGCTCTGTCGTGTCTTTCCCTGTCCTATGTATCGCTAACGCCGCCGTGTGTCGGTGGGCCGAAGAACTTGGGCGCAGACGTCCTCTGCTCCTTCGTGACACGACCCTACTGATCAACGGCGATGATTGCGGTTTCAGGACGCCCGTGGCGGGGTTGGAATCGTGGAAGATGATCTCATCCTTCGTCGGTCTTGAACCGTCGTTGGGTAAGTTCTTCTACTCACGAGACTTCCTCCAGATCAATTCGGAGAACTTTAGTCGTCTGTCACAGCCTGTGATGGACGTCGGACCTTCGGGCAAGTTGCGTGCCTGTTGGTTCGAGAGTACTCCGTTTGTCAACCTCGGGCTGCTCTTCGGCATGAAGCGCAGTGGGAAAGTGGAGTTGGGTGACATTGCTGGTGGGTCTGATCGTGGCACCTTGGGCTCTCGTGCTCGCAAATTGCTTGCACAGGCGCCTGAGGCACTGCGACAAACCCTCCTGCGGATGTTTATCCGACACCATCGACAGATTCTGGACAAAGTGCGTGTACCGTGGTTTATACCCGAGACGTGGGGGGGCGTGGGACTACCTGTAGTCCGCATTCCGACCTACGACGAGGGTGATGAGCCTGGTGTCTCCTATGATTTTGACCGTCGCTCGGTGAACATGAGGCGAATGCTTCGTGATCTCCGCGTGGCGGCTAGGATCTTGGAGAGACCGGATCTTTACCCGGTTGGCACCCGTCCGGATTGCCCGTGGCAGATGCATCGTCATGCGCTACGACACCTTGATACCGCGGTCCAGCGGTTCGGTGTCACAACGACACGTACTCCTACCGAGGACGAGCGCGCAGCCTACGATCGGCTGTACTCTCGTTTGGTGGTTAACGCGTTGTTTAAGCGGCATTTCGATGCGTTTGAGCCAGACGTGAAGACGTCGAAGCGTGCCTTGGGACAAAATCAGAAGTCGTGGGCTGCTGCTCTCGCTAGCGGCAACCTGCCTCCTCCATTGTCCTTCGAAACGCTCCTTCGTTCCACGCCTGCTGCCGTCCCCCTTGTGCATCTTAGCCAGGATGTGATCGCTAGTGATCTCCCCGAATGGCGCGGTGTTCCGTACACCGTGCCGCTCTAGGAGGCTTCGCGGCCTATTCCTTGCCTGGGTTGCACACCACCCATATAGGACCCCCTCGCCTGTGAGCGTCG